CCCAAATCACCACTAGCGCCAATGTTCCATGCGTTGGTTAACGTATCGCGCACAAAGTTCAATGGCGCAAAGTTGTAGTTATAGCGCGTGTGCTGAGCGCCAAAGAAACCAGTTATGTCATTAGCCATATCAAGCAACCAATTTGGCTGGGCTAATTCTGGGCGCATAGAGTTCAATAGTCTGTCATTACCCCTGATCTGCATAATGTACAGAGTACCATCGGAATCGTAATGGAAGATGCTTTTACCTTTAGCGCCTTTAAACTGCTGTATCAGTTTTGGATCAGCTTCGCGTTGAGCAAAAGTAAATTTCGCAACAATTTTTCCTTCAGGTATCAAACCTTGCTCTATTGCATTCTTAATTGACTGTGTATAGTTACGCCGTCCGGCTCTTCCAGCTGCGCGATAGGTGTTAGCCAAAAGAGCAAGTAGTGGGTTCTTTGATCTTGTTGTAGTCTCAGAACGACCTGTACCAGGCATTGGTATTTCCTGAGATTCAACCGCCGCCAATGATTCAGGGTCCAACTGCCTATCCGCTGCGCTTTCGTTAAATCCTTGGAATGGCATATAGTATTTATAGTCGTATATACCGACAAGGTTATCCACTGGGCGCGACCAATATTTACCGATCTTGTCTAAAGTTTTTTGAACTTCAGCAACTTTTCGGATTTGGTCAAAAATAGCTTCGATGTCTTTACGTTCTTCTTCGGACAGCTGATTAAATTCTTCTCTTCGATCTTTAACCGTATCTAAACTAATACCAACCGCGTTATACGCGCTATTGTTTTTATCTAATAATTTTGCTTTTTCAGCTGGTGACATATCACTAGAAGCAGCCATTCCATAGCCGTTAGCATCGGCATAGTTATCAGCTAAAAATTCAAGCTCTTTTCGGATAGCTAAGCGTTGTTCTTTTGTTAAATCAATCCTATGGATAAGTCCTTCCCTGCCTATAGCAGGATCACCCACAAGTTGAACTCTGCGGTCTGCGGCGCTAATTGGTTTACCATTATGGATTAGCCCTTTGGGGCCTGTAGACTCTGTACTAAGAGGTACCCGCATAATGAAGTAGACTATGCGCCGTTCTGGTTCGTGGAACATTTCAGCCAACTTAGCAATCATTGGCAAAACTTGCTTATCTATGTTTCTGTTATATTTTTCAGCATAGTTGGCGACAAGTTTGCGTAGCGCATCTACCGGCTCTTGGACGTAATATGTTACAAAATTCCTAGCATCAGCCATTGCCCCATCTTGTTGGTCGGCTATATTAGTAAACGCACCTGATGGGTCATGCGTAATCTGACCAGCTTTTGCCCTAGTATTTTGCCAAACACGGGTGAAATAAGTCTTGTCTTGGAAGTCACGGATATTATCTTGCCAACCTTCTCTAGTAGTCAGTCTTCTAATTAACTGACGTAGTCTACTAGGCGAGATTTTGTCACGTACTGTGTACCGCTCATCGTCTTCAAAGAGTCCTTTTTCTTTTGGTGTCTCTCCTTCTTTTACTTTTTTAGGCTTAGGCTTAGGTTTAGCACCTTTAGCGGCAAGCGTAGACTTACCGGTCAGATAAATCGGTTCTATTGGCGCTGCCAAAATGTCTTCAAACGCTGCGTGCATCTCCATTAAGTAGTTAACAGAAGACATGCGACCGGGTGGTATACCCAATATCTCAGCAACACTTTGTTTGAATACTGACCATGCATTACGTGCAGCGGGTAAGATTGAAGCTATATTCTTCAGTCTATTTATGATTTCGGGGCCACCCAAAGTACGATTTACTTGGCGTCCGGCTTCCTCTACCGTTACTTCTTTACCGACCGTTGTAAGTTCAATCCCCTCCTCTGGGCTCACGCCGGGATACAGGTTCTTCACTCCTAAATTTTTAAGAGCGTTAGCAAACCCTTTATTTGTCATTGCGTAAGCAACAAACTCGTATGGGTTTTCATACGCATTAGCAAACTTGTCACCTAAGAATGGTTTTGTAGCTCTAAATAGTTTTTCGATTTGCGCCGCCGCAGCTCTTTGCTGAGCGGTAATCATGTTGTATTGTTTATTTAGATACCGGTATAAAACGGTAACTGTAGCGGCATGGGTTACTTCGTGTGCTAACGTGTGAGCTGTAAAACTGTTTGCTGATGGGCTAAAAATTATATGGTCATCGTCAGTGTAGTAGCGCGCCAAGTCACCGTCAGGCAACATATCGCCAGCAACCGTGACCTTAGTCTTGAGGTTTAACTTGCGTAACTGAGTCAACACTTGTATCTGAAGTTTTTCAGCAGTTGACTTGTTTTGTTTATTATTTAACCTAGCAAGTAAAATGTCTAACGCGGCGTTTAGGTTGCCGCGCTGAAGCTGTTCAATTACATTATTTGGTAGTGTGGTAGCACCAGCAGCTTTAGCACCTTTATTACGTCTTTCGTAGTCTTCTTGAACTTTCTTGAGTTCAGCAAGGTCTTTTTCACGTTGCGCGCGGAACTTATTTAATTGCTCTTCCCGCTGTTTTATAATTTCTGGGCTAAGGGCTCCACGAGAGTTCTCTTCAGCCAGTAATTGAGCGACCACAGCTTCATATCCAGCATCTTGCTGTTCAAGCGTAAGTGTTGGCTCTAACTTATTCGTATTTGGATTAACGACCTGTACAGCGTTACGGAATAAATCCTTTGCTTTATCAGATAAATCACTCCAGCGTGGTAAAGAAAAATCAAAAGCTTTGTTAGTGGTTTCTTCTATTTGATTTTTTATACGATTTTTAGCCGCGTTACGATTACGGTCGTACTCAAGCATGATGCGGCGTTCACCCGCGTCTGCCGTTACTTTCTCTTCACCTAATAGCGTATTAACTTCAGAAATTGCAGCTACGCCATCACGATAATCTAATATGTCGGCTTCATCTGGCCCTGAAATACTGGATGATTTAATAGAATCAAAAAGGACCTCTTTTTCCCATGAATCTAGTTTGTACCATTCCCCCGGCTCAGTTACCTCTGGACCGTATTCTTGTAAGTCAAACTCTGCATCGTTAAGCGCATCTTCAGCCGCGCCTATTTCTTCTTCAGAAGCGTTGTTCTTTTTGAGTCTTTTTAGTTTTTCTTCCGCCTCTTCTACTGCTTTTATTAGAGGCTTACGTTTTTCGTTGTAGTCCCTAATACCCGGCAGTAATTCTTCTCTAGCAGCGTTATATTTCTGTTCCGCGTCTGGTGGTATATTTTGTACACTGACACCTTCTTTACGTTCATAGGGTGTTTTGGCTAGCGCGGCCTTTACGACTGGGTTGTCAATCTTCCGTCGCTGTGGAAACGTGAGAGCAGAAGTAGGTTCTTCTTTTCTAGCGGATAATTTGTTTTCGTCTGACAGCGCTTTATAGTCGTCAAATAGGCGGTTTGCCCTTGCTTCAGCGGCGTCGCTCTGAGAGCGTAAAGTTTCCAGCTGCTGAGTAAGCTCATCGTATTTCTTACGGGCTGGGGAATTAGGGGCAGGTAATTTACCATCTTTTAGTCGTAGTCCAGCTATCTCATTTTCTAGTTCGTTTACTTGCTCGTTAAGTACTTCAAATTCGTTTTGCGCTTCATCTGCGGCAATACGTGCCTTTGTCCTATTTTCTGCTATAGGTTCAGCCTTAGCGGGGATTGTGGTTGTAGTAGTCTCGCCGTCGCGTTCAATGGTAGTAGTGGCTGTAGACCCCGGGCTAAGTTGCCCCGGTGCTACTTCTGGAACGTTAGCAGTCAGGTCTACTGGTCCACCTAAGTCTATTACATCTTCAAACTGTTCTAGTAGAAGTTCGTTAGGTCTTTTGTTTGGGAATACAAACTCATCCGCACCGCCAGCTCCTTGCGCAGCGTTTGCGCCAATTACTTCAGCGGGCAACGTTCGTTGAGTTACTGCGCCGTATTTAGCGGCTTTAGCCGGATCAGAAGTCCACCACTGACCGTTGGCATCATTTTCTTCACTTTCACCACGGTACAAAGCTACTTGCTGCCCGGGTTTTAGAGTGGCTAGTGTAGGGAGTTGAGTTCCTTCTCCTCCTGTAACGTCCGCAGTATCTGCTCCAGTAGTATCCACTCCACCGTCGACAGTTGTTCCAAGTCCTTCGGCACCCGCTGCTCCGGGCTCTCCAGCCACTCCAGCGCCTTCTCCAGCTGTTTGGTCGATAGTTCCTGTAACATCTTGTTGTCCTTTAAGACGGGCGGCGATAGCTTCTTGGGCACGTTGGCTAGACCCTTCTCCTGTTTCTACTTCAATACCTAAATCAGAAGCAAGTTTTTTAAGCTTAGGCCAACTTGGTTTCACTGCTCCGCTAGCAATATCATCCAAATATTTTTGCGCTACTGTTTCTGGTGTAATAGTCTCTTCAGTTACTTCGGGACGAGTAACACCTTCTACCGTAGCCGCACCTGCCTGTGTAGAGGACGGCAAGAGCAAATCAGCATCTTCAGCCGTAAAGCCTCTTTGTGTAGAAGGTACATCACCTTCTTCGCTGGTGAACAGAAAATCTGTATCGGGTTCTCCAGAAGGAAGTTTAGCTTGCTGCGCCCTCTGCTCTACCATGGACTCTCGTGCGCCTGAGATAGCGCCAAGCCCTGCACCAGCTACGCCTTCAAGAGTGGCTTGACCGGCAACACCCTGCATAAGTGGGGTATCGAAACCTTGGCGTTGCTGCGCTAGGTTGGCGGCAAACTGTTCTTGTCCACCCTGAACTGCCTCGGTAGCGGATTCTTTACCAGCGGTGAGCGCCCCTTGTCTTATCGCACCGCGCTCAGCCACTTTTTTAGCAGCCGCTTCTGCCGCCGCAGACTGAACTTTCTTAATTGCAGCGCGCTCTTCTATGCTTTTAGCAATTTGCTTGACAATACTAGCTTCTGCACCGGTCCTAGAAGCAAACGCGCCTATGCCAGAAGAAAGCAGAATTTGGTCTAGGTTTTCGCCGCCATATTCCTGTGCTTTAACCGCAGCAGCTTCAATCTGCTGGGGTGACATTTGTGTTTTTTCTTTTAGTATTTCTTTGGTAGCGTCATAAATAGCACTCTTAGCCGTACCAGCACCCATCACAGCACCGACACCGAGCATAGCTGGAACGCCCGCCAAGCCAGCAACGATTGCAGGGGCAGATGTACCAAGCGCGTTGACAACCATGTCAATTGGAGCAACGGAGAAGGCTTTAAGACCGGCGACAACCTGATCGGCTACGCCCTTGTTCTCGGCCTCCTTCATAATCCGAGCGATTTCTTGGCTGTCTTGTTTTGACTGGGCGCTATACAACGCGCCGATCCAGTCTTCGACCCCACGCAGATTTTGAGAAATAGCGTTATCTGCACCTAGCGCGTCGGCGATAAGACGAACACCAGTGGTGACACCGCCAGCTAACTTCAACGGAACGTCAGCAATCTCACGGAGGAATGACTGATCTTCTGGAGTCTCATCCGTAGGCTGCGCTTGAGTTGGTTTACTCATACCCGCACTAGTAGGCAGTGGTAGCCACTGTCCGTTAACTAAACCGACTCGCGCCCCGGTCTCTGGATTAGTAGCAGTTTGAGTTATAGGAACCCACTGACCACCTACAAGAGCTACACGTTCACCGGTTTTTGGATTAGTAGCTGTTTGAAGGGCCATTATTATTGATCTCGTTTATATCCGTCGGGAGGTGGTGGAGAGTTACCAGCTCCTGCGCTAGGTATAAGCCCTAACGCTACTTGAGCCTTAGTAAACGCATTATCGTAGTCTGTTTTTGCTTGCGCTATTTTTTCTGGGTTCCCAGACATTCTAGCAATAGATAAAGCGTGCGCTTCTTTTGATACTATTTCATTAAGTGCTTTAACCTGCTCAACAGTCAGCCGCCCTTGTTGCGTAGTCATAGGAGCATACGCAGCCATTTGCGTAGACTTCATCTGCTCTGTAAGTTTTTCAGCTAGCGCCACATCCCCTGCGGTGTAGGCTTCGTCAATTCGCCGCTTTAGTGCGTTTACTGGGTCTTCCGTTCTAATAGCCCTAGCATCAGCACGGGCGTCGGAAAGTGCTTGGCGTCTATCCGCAGCCCAAATATTGAGAGCCGTTTCAGCCATTTTTTGTGGCTGCTCTACTTCCAGCTTACCGTAAACTTCAGCCATGACGTTTGTAACATCAGCTTTAGCCTTGTTGTACACACCTTTAAGACGGCGCTGCTCAGCCATACCTTCTTTAGTATCAGTGAAGCGAGCGTCCTCCAAATCGTTCATCGCCTCTTCAAGTTTGTCCTTACGCGCTTGCAACTTTTCTTGGCTTGCTTCGTACGATTTTTTGCCGATCAAACCGGCCTTACCGATATTTTCAAACGGATTAGCTGAGGTACCAGCCATCATGGCTAAACCTGTTTCAAGTAGAGCCATGTTAAAGTTTTGATCTTTTTGTCCAGTCAACTCTTCCAACTGTTTATTGATAGACTCTTCACGTTTGACGCCTCGCTTACCAAGTTTTGCTTGATCTACGTCGTAATCAGCCATGTCTTCGTAAGCCGTATCTGCTAGTAGTTCAGCAGCTTCTTTCTTTTGGCTAGTGTAGTTTTTACGCGCAGCTTTGGCCTCTGGAGTATCCATAAGCCCCATAATGCCTTTAAGTTCAGTACTAGCGTCAGGCACGGCGTTCTGTTTTTTCGGAGCCGTAGTAAGTGACCTAGTAAGTGGCCGGAGCATAGCCTGCTCTTCTTCTTTTTCTTTTTGTTCTCTATTCGCCTCTTCAACCTTACGTCGATCCAGCTCAAAGCGAGATTCAGTACCATAAGGAATACCTGCACGGCTTTCTATGTCTCGTAGTGTGGTCCCACCAACACCAAAAGCCACAATACCACCGCCCGCTGCACTAAATGTTTCATCAGGTACGTCTAAACCACCAATACCCATCTCAGCAAGCGCTTCGTCGGCAATCGTACCTTGTGGTTGTGGTTGAGCTGCGGCTTGTGCCTGCTGCGCTGCCTGACGGATCATGTTATTTTGAGCTAGCTTTTGCGCAATTTGCAGTTTAGCTAAGTCCGTAACACTAGCCAGACCCATAACACCCTGCATCTGCTGGTCGCTCATACGGTCGGTAGCCGCATCAAGTTCCATAGGGTTTAACCCAGAAATACCACCTGTAGCATACCCCCCAACTGATCCACCTTCTGCGTAGCCGACTGAGCCACCTTTAGCTTTATTAGTAAACAAACCACCCAACCCAATAGCCGCTGTACCTAAACCGGCTAGCTGCGATATAGTGCTTGGGGGAGGCGCATATATCTGACTTGCCTCTGATGTAACGCCTGATGCGCCGCGCAGGCCGGTACCAAGAATGTCGGTGTAGAAGCCTAATTGTTGGTACGGGTACTGCTTTTGCGTCAAAAAGTCTTGATAATCCCGATCCAGCTTGGACTGCTCCAGAGCCTGTTGCTGAGCACCGTATTGGCCCTGCAACTTGTTAATATCCATACCCTGAGTAAAGCTCTGCTGACCCAAAGTCCCCAACTGCCCAGCACCTTGAATGGCGGTTTGCAGTCCTTGCAACCCTAAACCGGCACCGTATTGACGAGCTTGTTCAGCTAGTTGCTGCTCAGTATTAAACTGATTTTGGGCTTGAGTAAACGCTTGGTTCAGACCCTGCGCTTGAATGTCGCCCATTTGGAGAGCTAAGTTACGCTGGGCTTCAGCATCCATAATTGCTTGACGAGACCCACCAAACGCACCGGCTTTAACTGCTTGTGCGCCGCGTTGCGTACCTGCAATATCAGCTTGACGTTGCGCTTCGCGCTGCTGAATATCCACCACGTTCTGCATGAACGGGTTCATGTATTGACTTGCCGCTTGTCCTGTAAACTGACCGGGCTGGAAACCTTGGTAGTTCATGTTCCCAGCATTTAGCGCTGCCGACCCAGCAATACCGCCACCTAATGTGGTAAAGCCAGAAGGCGCCATAGCCCCAGCACCCTTAATAGCCTGTGTAGTTAGCCCGCTAAAATCCGCAATACGCTGGTCGGTATAGGGCTTATATTCCGTTTCAGCCAGCGCCTGCGCTTGGGAAAAAATCCCTTTATCACCAGTAAAGTAGCTTTGCGCCCAGTCCGGGATCGAACTTGTTGTTTGGGTAATAGTTTGATCTGCCATGATTTGTCCTTACGCCTTTACGACTTTAGCAGGATTGACTTTACGCTGCTGAGAAGTTTTACCGTGTGCCGCCTTACGGATTTTGTCCATCATGGCGTAGAGCTTGCTAGCTCCTTTTTTCATATCTCCACCGCCTATTTTAGCAACAGTCCTAGGGTCAATGTACGCCTCACCGTCGGCTACCCGCGCAGGTTGCACACCATCAATGTGTGTTGGGATAGAGTCGCTCAACCCGTCGCCTTTGCCTTTAATTGGTTTGATTGCGCCCAGTTTAGCTTGTAGCGCACGCAGACCTGCATCAGTACTACCATTACCCAATGCACTAACAACGTCGGCGGGGACAACAAAGCCACCCTTAGCCATGCCGCCAGCAGCAAGAGATAGGAGACCACCATTGGCCCAGGCGTAAGCGCTCTCAAAAGAGCTGGTCGTTCCCATCGACGTGTCGCCCGTAGTTGTAGTACTCCCACCGCCGGAACTATCACCACTACTACCGGAGTCGTTGTAGGACCAGTCAAATATTGGAGTGGGTGGGTTATAGTCAATTGTGTATTCGGTATTAGGTGTTACTACCGGGCCTGCGCCACCGAAATCTACCAAATCTGCAGGGAGAGCAGGGGTTCCTGATGAGGGGTATGCGACAACACCCGTAGTATCAATTGTCGGCATGCCGGGATAAGAATACCCCCCGCTATCTGATGGCACGTACCCAATACCTTCTAAACCAATAGGACCAACAGGACCAGAACCGGGGGGTGAAACAGTCGTTTTTTGCCCAGTATTTATGTTGATTTTTTCAGCGCCAGCTGGAGGCCCTTCGCGATTAGAGGGATCGCCGCTAGTTAAAAGTTTAGCCGCAGTGCCAAGAATTGAGAAATTAGAAATACTTTTTAAAACATCAGCGAGTTCTTGGTTGCTGGCATATTGTTTAGCAAGCGTGTCTCTTTCTGCGGCTATTCTAGCCGCTTCATCATCGTAGCCGTACGATTTGTACTCTTGATAGGCTTTGTCTTCCATCTCTTGATATGCGTTGCGAGTGGAACCGGCGCTATCTCCGCCACCCATAATACCCGCACCACCAACACCACCAGCACCAGCAACACCAGCACCACCAGCAGCACCACCAGCAGCACCGGCACCGGGGGTTTCAGCTTCGTAAATCTTGCGGTATGTACCGGTGGCGGAGTCGAACTCAAGTCGGTACTTCTTACCTTCGGCGTCTACAAGAATGTCGCTCTGACCACCAGTGCCGGGGGTTGACGGCGTCTGTGTACCGGTCGGTGGCGTGTAGTTTCTACGTCCCTCATAGCCAGAAACTCCGCCGGGCAAACCGGTCGGTGTCGCAGACTGTCCGAAATACATTTTGGAGAATTCTTCCGGCGTCATAGGTTTGTAACCGGCGCCATAAGGGGTATAGTTGGATAGCCCACCATCAGCTAATGAAACGATACCGCCAGAAGCCTTGCGAACTCCGGGCATTTGAGTTGCGGTTTGAACAGGAGAAAAATACTGATTGAGGTACTCTTCATTCGACAAAATAGCACGTCTGCCGCCTGTAACAGGGGCACCGCCTTGAGCATAACCAATAGCGCCGCCTTCAGCGCCGTAGGTAGTTTCCCCTACTTTCACATAGCCGGGGCCAGTAAACCAATTTTGCTCACTTGTGTCGTTAGGGTCACGGCGGGGCTGCGCTACCTGTTTGCGGTACTCAAGCTGCGCCACTGTAACGGGATTACGTTTCACATCCGGCATTTTAGTTGTGGTTTGCTGAGAGAGTAGTAACGGAGACGCCGCCGCGCCAAGTGCCGTAGCAGTCTTTCCAAAACCACCCATCTGGTCAATAACACCTGATGGGTTCATTAAACCAGCTTTTAACGCCTCTGCTTTTGAGACTTCTGCGGCAGCGTTTGCAGCCGCTGCTTGCTGCGCTCCCTGAGTTACGTATTGTTTAGCTGCCTCGCTTTGCGCTGCTGCGGCAGTAGTAGGCGCGTTAGCCGCCCCAAGAGCAGCGTTGCCTGCGCCGAGAATACCTTCGCCAAGAGACGAGCCGCCCCAAGCACCCAAACCAGCCTGCAGTCCTTTGCCCAAATCTCCAGAGGTCAGAGCAGCTATACCACCAACAGTCAAGCCAGCGCCAAGAGAGCTCATCAACCCAAAACCTGCTGGGCCAAGAGCAAAACCAGCAACGGCGGGTAGAAGTTTATCTAGGAAGCCAGCTTCGGGTAAACCCGTACTAGGGTTAATACTTAGTGAGCCACCGTGCGCCATAGCAAGCGCCTGCAATCCCGCAACTTCACGGGGCGTCATGTGGACAAGCTGTGTATCTTGGTTACGTCCTTGTGACCGGACAGCTTGTGCAATTGGGCGTAGGTTATTCATAGCTGTATTTTACAAAGTTAAGGGGGCGTGGGCAATGTATCTGGCAATGGCGATATGTAATTTACCGTCATAACCGACGATGGGATGCCGGGATGGGGAGCGGTTGCTGTTTCAGCATTTATGTCCAACGAGGTATCGGACGCCGCTGCTATAAGCTCAAGGTACTGCCCAACCTGCATGTCAATGTCGAACGAGTATGAAATCAAGCGGTACTCGTTGCTGCCGGAAATGCTGTACGCACGAGTGGAATACCCGATGTCCACTCCGTCACGGCGAATCCATAAAAAGAAGTTTTTTGAGCTGCTATTTGTGCTTTCAAGCTGCCCGCTGTACTGGAAGTTATAAATGCCTCCAACAGAAACTTCAATCCGTGACGTGCTCCCCGACTGCAATACAACTGCATTATCTAAATATGTTTGGTTGTACACCACAGGATAGTCTGTATTAGCCACCGGAAATGTCTGATCTGCCGTGTTAAAAAACAACCCATAAGGGCATTCTACATACTTCCCACCATTGGTCCCAGCAATGTTCTGCAAACCGTTTGAAAGCTGGTTGAAGTACAAACGTAATGTGTTGTTAAATACTTCTTGATCCTGACGTAGATACTCCTCGTTTGCTGTGGGCAACCGTGGTGGGGCGGGTATGCGTAAGGCGTTCTGCATTATCTACGTCCGTCTGGTCGTATATCCATGCGGGGGACACCTAACTGCCAAGCGGTGCCGAGTGTAGAAGAGCTAATCTTAAACGACATCTCGCGCCCGCGCACTCTTGTATAAACTATTTCGGTAAACTGCTGCACCGAATACTCGCGTCGGGACTGATATGAGTTAACACTCGTTACGTTTTCACCTTGTACGGTGCCATACGGTGCGCCGGGATTCTGACGCGGTAGCAGTGTGATGGTAACTTCAGGCGGGGCAGTTGCGGTAGAGTAAATAATGGTGCCGTTAAAGTTAACATCCGGAATAAGACGCCATACGAAACCGTAGTTATGCCCATCCCCAATATCAAAATCAGACGACTGTATATACGCCTCGATAGGGCTAGCTGGGTTTGTTGACCCATCATCCATGGTATCTTCGTGGTTGTACAAAAACCCGTTAGCATACTGCGCGGATATTCCCGGAGTTCGTGTGGTACCAGCCGCTATCGGCTTAGTTCGTAGTGACGTATCAAACCATGCTGTACGGCTCATGGTACCGTAGTACCAAATATTTTCCACATAGTTGTAAACAACATAGCTATCCGCCAAACTGTAAGACGCTGTACGAGATGTGTAGAACCACCAAACTTCGTTAAACCCTTCATTGGAACCGGAAAAAGTATCTGGATTGTGAAGGGGGTCGATATTATTAAAAACGTGCTGCCACACAGTACATGGTAGTGTCTGTAAACGCCCGTCATACATGTAAAACTTATCAACACCCATCCAGAACGTAGTGTTGTTTGTGGTGACAACCGCATTCTGGCTTATGATGGATATGTTAACGCCCAACTGTTGTACGCCCCAAACATACGGAGGCCCAAGGTATTGCAACGAATACAACGTAGTATCCGTAAACACCAAAATTTCTTGGCGTTGGCTCGTTACCGCAACAATCTCTGAACCGGCACTAAGTGTGAGACTACCCGCTTGGTTTGTGACTGCAGGAGTCCATGTGGAGTAGTCTTCTTGATCGGACCAGCGAATCAATAGCGGGTTTAGGCTCGCGCTGCCATAATCATTACAGCCAAAAGCAAAGACAAAACGCGAAGAATCAGACACAAAGACAATATTGCAAACGCTTGGACAATTAGCGTCCGTTGTCCAATATGCGGTACCATCCTGAGTATTTAGGTTTGAAGATGAAAGTTGCTGCGCTCTATAAAATGTAGTAATTGAAGCAGAAGGCACCCACATGTACATAGGACCACCACGATATGCCGCTAATAGATAGTCTCCGTAGTTTGCTTGGCTCCAGATTCTAGCAGTAGACACAATACCGGCGGTAGAGCTAAAACCCCAGCCCGTATTACTATACGATCCTGAAGTAACACCCCCAAAACCACCCGTACCAAAGCCGTACGCGTAGCTAGAAACAGCATTACCGTTGTTTATCTGGTACGCTGCAGTGATACCGGCCCCGCCATTCCCAGTATCAGCGGCTGTTCGGTATACGGGTAGTGTGACTACATACGTATCAATATCAACAACCGAAGTTATTACATGTTCTTGATTTAGTACGGAGTCGGTTATGTTACCTCCAAGCGATGTAGCGCCGCTAAATGTAACAAAATCTTCTGCTACTGCGCCATGACTCACTTCAGTAACTGTTAGTTGATTACTAAAAGTAGATGAAAAAGACGCTGTGCCCGTAGTAGTATTGCGTAGGGGAGTAACGTCATTGAGAGCGCCCCCGGGAGAATCCTGAATATATAGTTTTCTGTGTGTCCCTAAAGATAAGTACGTACGCCCTGCGTTAGAAATCCAATTCCAAAAAGAACGACAGACACCCCAAAAAGAACCAGCGGGCGCTTTTGACGGTAGGTAGGCATTAGCTTCTGTTGGGGTTAAGCCACTTTCTTGAACACCGCCATCGTTTGTCCAACCACCTATTTTTTCTGGGTAGCCAGAACGAAAACGAACTTTATCGCACTCAAACCACCCACCTTCATTTGCAAGGGACGTGTTATCGCGGTAAATACCGGGTTTAAAATTGAGTGGTTGCAGTGGCATGATTAGGCTACGAGTCCGGGCAAATAAACTGTTTTCCCATCCCGCTTTGTGGCGGTCAAGACCTGCTTCTTGTTATCCGCAGGGTTAAAACTTACATGCACCCAGCCTGAATCGGGGACGCCGGGGGTGTAGAACTCCAGAATAACTTGACGGAATTGCATGTGGTCTACAATCCATTTAGCTAAGTCTGCGTTGGCAATGCCGGGAATCTCAATATCCGCAGCCATACCTTTGCAGTGATCTGAGGTCTTTGACCCTCCAACTTTTGCATTTACATCAGGGTGACGGAAGCCAGAATTTACTTTGACCCCCATCCCAAAATGCTCACGCACAGGTTGGAGCACATTTTCGCACAGGGCGGTTAGGTTTGCAATCTCTTCTTCACCGGGAGTATTGTCCATATCTAGGCGTAAGGCTGTATCGCTCTTGACCATTTCCGCTAGGCTGAAGTTCCTCGTTATTTGCATTGCCGGTTTCCTTTAACAAGACCTGAATACAGGTCACATCGTACGCTCTTACATCAGGGTCAGCTTGCATTTTATGAACGGCTTTGCGGTTGACCACTTCGCATTCATGTAGATACCGTTCGACATAAGAATAGTGAAAAGCGCATTCACCGCTCACCAAACAAACGAAAGCGGTGGGTATCCATAGCATTACCGAACCACAGACTTGAGTTGTTCATCCTTGTCTTTACTGCCAATACTACTACCAAAGTAATAAGACAAAATCTGTGTCACCGCCGCAGAAAGGACGCCAAGGATGTAGATAAGAATGTCTTTAGCTTCCGGCTTGACTTCAACAAACATGAGTACAGCAAAGAGCACAAACGATAAGCCTGTGACCCCCAGCGCAAGAGCCGGTGTAACAATTTTGTTAATGAAAGGCGCGTGTTCGCTTGAAACGACAGCCATTTCGCGCTCACGAGCGTTTGCTTTATCCGCAAGAATTGCTTTAAATTTGTCATGTTCTAACTGTTTAATTTTTGCCTCAGCCTCTGGATCGTTTGTGATGGCTTTCATCACAGCGTTCACTTCATCCTTGACGCCAAGTTGTTTAGAAAGCGCACTAACTGCCACACCAGCCAGAGGACCGCCAAGCGCAGTAGCGATACCGGGCGCAAAGCCCTTAACCATTGAAATAAGGTCATCCATCAATTTACTCCGTTTAGTTTCCACTCAATAGCCGTAGCAATCATGCCCCATAACGCCCATACTGCAAGAGCAATAATAATTGCAGCTAGGGTATACCCTACCGCATCCCGACGGCGCTGTTGTTGAAAGATAATTTCACGCTCGCGCTTAAGTTTAATCTGGCGCTGCATGTGCATCAAGTCTTCAAACGCCTGCGGTCCGTAGGCCAGCTTCACCATGGACATCATCTCAAGGTGTTGTTTGCGTATGGCCTCCCGGCGCTGGAGTTGTTCCATTGCCTCTTGCTCGACAGACTTACCGCTACCAATACGCTGGAATAGGCCCGGCTTTTTGTTGTCGATTTCAGCAAGCTCAGAGGCTTTACCCATCCAAGTGCCGATTTGACCCAAAACATCTTCGACCTCACGGCCCGCTTCCACCAGCTTCTTGACGGTATTGAAGGCAGCAGTGGCTGCCATGAAGATGCTAATTGGGTCCATTATTTCAACGCTTTATGTAAGGTCGTACTGCCAAAAAGCATTCGTTTCACTGTCAGAAATGTACATCCTACTACCTAATGTGTTAAATGACACTGACTTTAGAAACCGCTGTTGCGGGACTAGAGAGTTGGGGTAAAACGACCGGACAAAAGCTGCTGTACTAATATCCCAACCGGTAGACAGCGAGAATTCTGTTACTTTAATTACAGTATTGCCATCGTTGGAGGCGTACATTTTAGTGCCGTCCGGTTTAAATACAATTGATGATATAGCGCTCACGGTAGCAGCTACAGAAAAGGTTTGGGTATAAGACGCCGAGCTAATATTCCAAGCGGTAGATAGCGCGTATTCGTTAACCGTGTCAGTGTCGCTCCCCGCCACGTACATCTTAGTGCCGTCTGGTTTAAAAAATAAACTCCTTGGGTAAGTCGTTTGAGCAGCTACAGAAAAGTTCTGAATGAAAGAAGCCGTACTAATATCCCAAGCGGTAGACAGTTCATATTGATTTACATCGTCTCCGGTAGTACCAACGACGTACATATTAAATCCGTCAGGACTAATAAATACACCAGTGGGACTTATATCTTGAGCGGCTACAGAAAAGTTCTGAACATAAGAAGCCGAGCTAATGTCCCAAGCGGTGGACAATGAGTATTCGAAAATCGCTTTAGTGCTGTCGGGTACACCAGCATTTGCCACGACGAGGTACATCTTCGTGCCATCCGACTTAAAAAATGATCCTTGTGGGCTACCAACTTGTGCGCTACTAAGCCCGAAATACCGGGTAGTTGGCTTTTGATACGACGCCGTAGTTATGTCCCACACTGTCCCTAAACTGTACTGCGAAACAGCGCCCATAAACCAATCAAGCACATACAAAGTGCTACCATTGGGCCTAAAGAAAAAACTAACTTGTTCCTTATTACCATCAAACGGTACGTAAAAGGTCGATGGATTCGTCGAGGCCGTCTTAGTATCCCAAGCGGTAGATAGCGCGTACTGATAAATGGTGTTATTTCCATCGGTTAAGGCATACAGCGTATCACCGTTTGAACTAAAGAAAAGCGCAAGCGCTTTTGTTCCAGATAATGAAAAGAAATTATAGGAAGATGCCGTACTAATGTCCCAAGCGGTTGACAGGGAATATTGATGTACATAGTTTGGATTGCCTGTACTGGACCCTTTACCAACTACATACATGTTAAGTCCATCAGAACTGAAAAATACGTCGTTGATGTCTATGAAAGGATCAATTACAGAAAAGCTCTGAACAAATGTCTCACTACTTACATCCCATGCAGAAGATAAGCTGTATTGTCGTACCGTACTATTGTCTACCCGCATGACATACATTCGAAGCCCATCAGAGCTAAAAAACAGACCCCCTGCAGTAGTAATAGAGCCCGGAGAATGGTATGTAACATAAGACGCCGTACTAATGTCCCAAGCGGTAGATAGTGAATAAGTGTTTATCGTACCGCCATTTGATATAGCATATAACTCAGTACCGTCCGCCCTAAAGAATAATCCGCGAGGGTTGTAACTGTACAGCCCTGATAACTTACGGGTGTTCATCGGGGTCCCGTCATAGGTGAAATTATCTATGTTCCACGGCTGTCCATAACCAGAATTTGCCGCAAGTATCAACGCTTTGCTTAACATTAGATATAGCTTCCTGCGTAAGCAGCATAAAGAGTGGAAGAAATTTTCCAGAAAATAACTGCGTCTGATCCAGACAGTGTCGGCGCAACATTACCTGCGGCCCCCACCCATGTAACCGTAGGCCATGTGACTGTATAAGTTGCACCTCCGGTAAACTGGAGTACGAGGCTTTGACCGCTTGCTAGAGATTCGGTGAATGTAACATTAGCACTCAGCGCTTTGGTCTGTATAGTGCCGTTTGCAGGGTCAAGATCAACTCCTGCTCCCATGGCGTACACGGCTTCAGTAACCGAGCCAGTTGTCTCAAAGTTTGAAACGGTCGCCACCGCCGGGGTAGTCGCACCAATAACTACACCGTCAATCGTCCCTGCCTTTGAATCAAGCGTATAAGTGTTATACGCAACTACCATATTAGTGCCATCTGACCAGATAGTTGTCGATCGACCGGCAGGGATAGCTACACCAGTACCGGCGGCGGTTGTGTTACCTAGTACGGTGGAGTTGTAAACAGTAGCAACAAAAGCACTTGAATTTTTGACTACATATACTTTTGGGGTTGGTGGGGCGTAAACAGCAAAGTTGGCTCCAGTGGTCGTTGTGACCTCTAAAATCATGTTACGCGCTTGGTCGTCGGCACCGTTTATCGCGGTCAGGGCTTGGTTAGCTGACGTTACGCTTACAGCTTCATAACCGGAAATAGAGTTTTCCAGCAGTGTGCCGAGATTGTTATTGGTTGTAATACCCCATATACCCGCTTGAGTGCCCGTGTCGATGAGTTCAATACGCAGGTTACTTGAATAAGTGCTCATATATCTGCCCTATGTTGCTATGGAATTCCAATTAGTACTAGAGTTCGTATTTACAGGTACCCACGAACCAGAAGAAGTTGTGTCTACCGCCGCCCAATCTGTCGTAACTGTAGTATCAACCAGTGCCCAAGAGCCCGAAGCCCCCGTGTCAACCACACCCCACAACACGGTGTTGTTAGTAGGAACAAGCCCCCATACGTTAGTATAACCAAGCTCACCAACCGCGTAAACACCTACTGGGAATACATTCGCTGTCGCGGTTACAGTAACGGACCCTACAGTTGTAGTTGCTGCGACCCCTGTTGGATATACATTAGCTGCTGCCCGAACGGAAGCGTTTCCTAGTGCAGTAGTCCCTAAAGTACCGACAACAGCAATCGCTACATCTATTACGATACTTGGAGTGCCGATAGCTCCAGTAGCAGCTAATCCGGTTGGGTACGCATTTGCGGCGCCACTAACAACCACAGAGTTCAATACGGCATTTGCCGCCACTCCTGTGGGGTATACGTTAGCTGCGGCCCGGACGGCGGCGTTTCCTAACGCGGTAGTACCAAAAACACCTGTAACAGTAACCGCTACGTCTATTACAACGCTGGGAACGCCAACCGCAGTGGTGGCTTCTACCCCTGTTGGGTATGTATTTGCTTCCCCGCTAATAGCAACAGTTCCAAGAGTAGCAGTGCCTTCTACTCCTGTAAGGGAAAGTGTAGCGCCGCCGCGAACCGCAGCATTACCTAGCGCGGTGCTGCCGGATACGCCACTTACGGAAATATCTGCGTTCGCGGATACGACAACGGTACCAACAACACCTGTCGCCGCTACCCCGGTTGGTGTAAGAACCTGCTGTGTACTAACAAAAACAGTGCCGGTTTGTGTGCTGGCCTCAACACCAACAACAGAAACTACAACGCTTCCCGCTACAAGACTCTGCGCCGAGAAAGGAGCAGTACTAAAAGGCGAAGCGGAAAACATTGCCTACTTTCTTAAACGTCAGCAGCGTCTAAAAAATCGCCGTTGGTTTTGATCCACGCGTAGATCGAGGCCCTAGAAATACCGCCGTTTTCATCGGATACCTCTCCCACCTCAATCTCAATTGTTCTGCTGTCAAACGGGTCCTTGCCTGCTGCTCGTTTCTCAGCGGTTAAAAAGCCCAGCAGACTGACATAAACGCGGCTCCACCCGACATGGGAGAAGACCGCACGATACTCTCCAATCCGCCAATACTGACAAACAATACCTGCGGGGGTTTCCAAATCTTGTGCTAAAGCCATTTTGTTTCCTTTATCCTACGAGTAATCTGCGAGAATTGCCTGACGAATCTCTAATAGAAATATACCCTGTCTGGGATACTGCGCCAGCCGTGTATGTACCAAAAGCAACGCGCCCCGTGCCTTTAGGGTTAAGCTCAATGTCTATGTTCGTAGCAAATCCAGTAGCATTTATACTTGGCGCATTTGGCGTAGTCGGATTCGAAATAGAAGAACCGGAAATAGTAAGATAGCCATATGCAGATAATGTGTCCAACGTGCTAACGACTAAGGATGGGTTAACCGCACCGTAATGAGCTCGCCCGCCTAGGTACACGGACCCGCCAATATTGGTAGTCCCATTCGGTTCCCCTATCCATATCTTACTGTCCGGGGTTCCTGAAGCATATTTATACCCGATGTAGACACGGGAGGCTAGATAATAGTTACTGTAGTAATCGGAAGCCGTACCAATAAATATTTTCTGGAACTGCAGCGCCCGTAAAGACTGGTCTGTCTCTGCGTTAATAGAGCTGCCCCCAATCACTACAACAGGCGCATTGACTTGGAATTTCTTTGAGTACGTTTTTAGTTCTTCAACCCCCGAAGTCTTCAGCGTACCGATGCCAAAGCCGTATTGATCAATGCTGAGTTCCTGCCCAACATTAACGTTATAGGTGGCGTTTGCAGGGGTATAAAGGTTTAAGCGGGATATGCCATTGGTGTATGTGTCGCCGTGCGGCACCATGTTTCCTGACCAATAGTTGTATCGAGTAATAGACGACAGGGCGTAACTACTCACATCCGTGGAACTATCAGCTGGACGGTAGTTTCTAAAACGCGGATTTAAAAGTTCATCGACCCCCTCAAGCGCCATTTTAAAGCTTGCACTAGCGCTATATACGGATCCCTCTTGCGAATTATAGCTATTGCCATGCACATGGTCCGTTAAATAACTATTATTATAGGCGTAACTACTTGCACTCGTTACCCGGTTAGTGGTAGGCAAGGAAGTGAATCGACCAATAGTTGTGCCGTATAGATACGCCCGCCCATCTGCAGGAGGCTCACTAGCATAAGCGAACGCTTCCGTTCCGCTGTTTTCATACCACCAGCTATACGGGGTGTAGCCGTTTTCGGGATAGCCATAGCCTTGACTCTGCGCTCCTGCGGAAGATGTTGGAAGCGCCCAACTTGATGGGGTGGGTAGACTATACGCAAAATTGTATGCGATGCCCCAAGTTAAGTAATCCGCGTTCATCGCGAAACTGGGCGTCATGTGCCCGTAGCGCTGATCGGTAAAACCACTATTGGTATAACTCCAAATGTTGTAGTAACTATCATATGACGCCGTCGTGATGTCGTATGGCGTACTCAACGTATGGCGCTCAATGTAGGGGTACCAGTAATACCAAGTAATACCGTCCGGCGCTCCGAAATAACGATAGCAAGTATAAATATACAGATAATTCCCACTGTCCCCGAACTGCATGCTGGTATGGACAGCGTTGTAGCTGGTATTGGGGGCCGTGTTTAAAACAATATCCAAATAGCTCCACGTATCCTTAGTCGATACATCGTAGGCTGTGCTCAACGTTGTGTAGTGGATGCGAATTGTTTTACGCGCGTCGGTGCTCGCCGTAGACGTGCTGCCCTCAACCAAATACAAAATCGTGCCATCATTGTTGTAGCACATTGAGTAAATGTTAAGCAGGTCAGCACACTGGGATGTCAGCTCCGCATACGTTATTTCAACGTTACGAATCAGCTTGATGTCCCGTAAACCTGTACGAGAGTTTGTACCATTGGCCTGTGTCAAACCACTACCGGTATCTTGCGTGATCTGACTTACTGTGTGGTCAATCTGGATGCTCATAGCTTTCCCTTAAACGTCTAACGCACCATCGAACTCGGGCATGTTTTTTATATGGGCATAAATCAGGGCCCGATCAATACGCCCATTCTCATCACAGACCACGGACAACGGAGCACTGTACCTAATAGTTTTGGTAGGCATGTAGTCATTCAACCGTTTTTCCTGCGTTAAATAGCCCGCCAAGAAAAACTCCACCGTTTCGTGCCCGGGGCTTTCAAACCCTTTACACACAAATGACGATAGTTTCCAGTAGACGGTTTCGACGCCTGTCACTTCTTCGAATGGTTTTAGTAATGCCATTTTATTTCCTCAAAATTAATTGCTGGAGGCCACTTCGGCAAAGAACCACGTTGCACACCAATTCACGGTTAATGTTGGGTCCCCTGTAACGTAGGTGCCTATGATAGGCCTTAGGCCTGTTATTTTCTGAAAAGTAATGTCCCACGCCGCTGCCCCCGCAGTTTGTGAAATCACGTTAATGATTGGAGGAGAAACGAGAAAACAGTCTACGTTAGTGAGGCTAATATTACTGGAGTTTTCTGCGGTTATGTGTAGTAACGCCTCCCACGCCTTGCTTTCTGGCTGTGTAGATGAACCGCCTACATACGGAATTTGTTCTGCTGCTACCACCAACACACGGCACAACGCTCCTCCACCTATTGGGGCGCTGTAGTAATTAGAAAAGCTACTACCTGTTCCATTCTTCAATCTTGTTTGGGTAGCATCGACTGTCTGTATCATCTCCGAATAGGTACCACCCCCGGCAGCGTAGGGGAAGCCTGCTGTCCCGACACCATTACCCGCACCAAATTTAATTGCGGTTGCCGACAACGAATTCCGCGCATACAGCCCTATGAGTGTGGTGCTACTCGTTGATCTCGAATTGTAGCCCCCAATACCCAACGCCACACCATAGTAATCAATGTGGTTATCCGCACCAAACGCATAACTATTATCGCTATGTGTAATATTGTCGGCGTTTGTGCGATAAGTCTGTAAATCAATGTTGTAGATTCCGCGCTTATTGCCCCCTGTCGTAGTATTGTCCGGGTTAGCTAATAGCAACGAACCCGTACCCTTTGGTCGCAACACCAAGTCCGCGTTAGCAGAGGGTGCCAAAGCGCTGATGATGGATGTATTAACGGTATTGTTTGGGGACGCCGTGTCCTGCGTCATCTCCACATACGGGCCGTCTAAATACACCGACTTGCCCGCAGGGTACGTTACAAAAACTTCCTTTTCCCCCGAGCCAAAGTTGACCAGCGATCCGCTGTTTGATGAAGCGAGCACCGTATCACGGGATAATGTCGTACCGCTCGCAGTGTACGTGCCAACACCTACTTCCCAATCAGCGGTGCTGGTAATGGTGTAATACGTGGTGTTACCGTCACCAACTACGGCAAACGACTGAAATCCAACAACGGCGCCTGCTAAAGTAACGGTCCCCGTCCCAGTCGTTGTGGTGGTTTCCTTTACTCTGTCTGCAACAACAAGAGTCATAAAATTTACCCTGAGACTTTAAAAATAAACCGTGTAAAACGAAATCTACAGCCGCAGGGTCCTTTCCTTAAAATTGGACAGTCTTTTACTCAACATCTACGGGTTTAACGCCCTCTAGCCCCCGAGCAATCTCCCCTACCCGTATGTCATACGACATGGATAACGCCTCAAGGACCATCTTTGTCCGATTAATCTCCAGCTCCAGCAGCCCTGTCTTCTGAATCTTTTCCTGCAGCTCAAACGGCATATCCGCCATTTCGTAATCCTTGCCGAAAAAGTTAACGATGTTAGAAGCCATGTCTTAAGCGATCCGAATAATAGCGTTGGAAGCGTCAGCGGTGGGGAAGTTGATTGTGAAATCGCCTGCGGTTGACGTTTTGTCGCTTCCAAAATCAAGTACAGCTACGGCTTTATTAGCGTTTGTACTGTTATAGATCAAAGCACCGCGAGCGGTAATTGTTGCCGTTGACCATGTCGTATTTGAAAAGCTCAAAAACGCAGTTGTACCGGACGAAGCCGGTGTAGGGGAAACCGTTAATGTATTACCCCCGGCGCTATACCCCGTACCAACGACTTCGTTTGTTGCGCTGTACGCAGTGGTTGTTGCGTCTAACGTCGCCGAAGAGGTATAAAGAGCGATTTTGAATGTGTCAACACCAAAATCATGCTCCGCGTCGAGTAAATCAACTTTAAAACTTGTACACATTGCCTGAGTGATAGCCATATTTAGCTCCTGTCAAAAAATTAGTTTACTGGTGTCCGCACTTGTCCTGAGCGGTAAGAATCCTGACGCTCAAGCCCATCCCCAAGGCGTTTAGCCATTGATAATGCCTCGCCATACTTGGTATTGTACAAAGCAATCAAATCCTGCTCACCCTTCATGTAGGTGTACGCCTCAACAAGCGACCCGTATAAAAGCACAGAATCCACGTTATCCCCAAGCCAAGAAGTTCCGGCGGTCACAATAGATTCTGGGTAGTAGTAATAGTGAAGCTCGATTACATAGTTAGCATTTGGTGTCGGCCCCAAAATGAAAGCTAGCTCTTTGGTATCGTTTGATTGCGGGCCAAACAAAGCATAGTATTTAGGGGCGCCCGTAGCTGTCGGGCTCGGATAAGCCTGTCGAATAAAGTTAACATCTTTATCCAATAAATACTCATAGTTACCACTCCCATCTACAACAGCAAGTGAATGAACAGACAGAAAATCTGAAGGGCAATCAACGTACTTAATATTGATGGTTGTGTTACCAGTAACGTTTTTACGTAGTACTGGGAACTGAATGGTATTATAAATTCGCTGCTCAGCCTGCTTGACAAACGTCGGAATACTAGCGACAAACCCAGTTTCGTAGTTTTCAGTGTATGACTGAATAGCAGCCGAAAGCTCTGAATAGTTCATTACATTACTCCGCCACTAGCCGAAGGGACAGACGTAGCCCAAATCTTAACGCTCTGTTTAGCCGCCCACGTTTCACCACAATTAATACAAACCCCAGTAGACTCTTCGACTTCACTGACAGGGTCTTGGCAATGAGCGCAGACTACTTCAACCTCGTGCTTTGGCTCCACAACATCGGCAGAAATCTCACGCGCTTCGACAAGTATCTTCATGGTTGCTCCTACGCAATTAATACCGTAACTGTACCAGTAATACCTGTTGCGACCAAATCATTCGGAGTTAATGAGCCATCAAACCCTCTAGGACCACCAACAGGATTCCAACCCCACTGAATATCCCGAGACGTGTAATCGCCACCAGTAGAAGACAAAGACTTATCAGGCCTTGGGTTACGTAACGCCTGTGGGTCCTCAACAGGGTACATACCCTGCATGTTTTGTGGGTGGTCTGGCTCCCAGCACTCTGGGCAGACCATGATATTAGTCTTACGGGTACGAACGATAAGTTCCTTCAAGACGGTCAGCTTATACCGCTGTCCACACCGGTCACACTCCGATATGGCATATTTACCCGAAGTGAACTTATTGCTCATTAATTAATCGCCATGTAACGTGGGACAAAACGACTTGAAGACTTGTCTCTATCTTCGGTCGCAGCCAATTCCCATGCCTCGTCATACTGTTGCTTTAATAGTCCAACACGATCCATACCGCCGGGCACTTTCATGGATAGCATATAAGCCAGCCCGGCAACCATACAGTTCAAGAATCGGAATGGGACATCCATCGTATTAACACCGCCACCAGCATCTTGGATACGACGTAAACGCCAGTAAACCAACGTATAAGTCTGGGCAGTATCAGGTACGGGCCACATATTAACTGTGGGGGTAGGGGAAACCCTATCTATATAAACCTGAATAGGGCGACCAGTAGTTAGCTTATTAGGAATAGACGCGTAGGTAGAAACACTGATACGAGAAACAGACAAATCAGCCTGATTTGTACCAGAACCTGTACGAATCACATGCTCAATAAGATCAACTGTATCTGACGGCAGGTTGTATGTACCTGTACCAGCCACCATAGGAATGGTACCCTGCTCGATAGTCCACATGTTGATGCCACGGTTGGCCCAATCTGTAAACATCAAGTTTAGGGATCGGCGAGCGGTCCGTAAATCGTAACCAGTACGCATTTCGACACCGGCGCGTTCGAACGCCTCCTCGACCAGCTCGGTGAGGTCCATGTTAAACGCAGTAGTTCCTGATGTTGCCATTATCTGTATCTCGCTGTTTTAGCCGCAATTTTCTTTGGCTGTGCCACAAACTGCTTGCCTTTAGCCGTTCCTTCCCGTTTAGCACGGGTGGTAGCTGCGTATTCCTTACTGCTCAGACTCTCACGGGCTTTCTTGGGTAGATACCGCTCGCCAGTGGCTTTTGGCCCAACCGTTGAGTTCTTCCCTGACTTCGTGCCCCAATCTTCCTTAGTCCACTTGGACAGCTTGTTATCGCTGCCCTTAGCCCCAGAATACCCACCGCCACGCTCTTTGTAGAGCTTAGTAGCCAGTTGCATCGCCCGAGCGGAATGTTTGCCACCCATACGCGCTTTGGCGTCGGCTTTGGCCTTCTCCCACTTATCAGGCGATGTTTTCTTGGCTACATCTGGCATTTCAGCACATCCGACCTTTGGTTTTACCACGCTGAGCAATACCATCGCCACGACTTCTTTTTACGACGCCGCCTTTTTTCATGCCTTCAACAGCTTCTTTAGCTGCTTTTACTTCTTTCTTTTTACGCTCCGCTTTAGCTTTTTCGTTTCCATAGATTGTGTTAGCAAGATCAATCTCCTGTTCAGAGTAAGGCTCACCTCTCTTGTAGGCATATGCGGCTTTTGCCTCCCCCTGTAACCGGTATCGTGCTCTATCACGAGCATCTTCTAAAGTGCGACTAGGGCCATCGAAACCTGTTACAGGGTCAATTTCCGTGTAGCTCTCAGGCATACGCCGACCACGAGACCTAGGGTCGCCAGATTTACCGCTGCGCTCGGCTTTACGGTCCTCTCGCGCTTTACGATGGGCTTTTTCTTCTTCGTCAATTTTTTTCATACCATACCCGGCAGCGCCAGCCGCTGCTACTCTGGCTAATATTGGTAGTACCATTTCAGCACATCCTTCCTTTTGTTTTACCGCGCTGGGCAATACCATCACGGCTCTTACCAGCGGATTTAGCTGATGTCTTAACACTACCGCCTTTTTTCATCTTCGCCATACCAGAATAAGAAGAAGGCAGGGGCATTGGCCCGGCGGAAGGAGCAGTAGCAAAACTAACTCCGCCATCCATGCTGCCGCGATCCGGTACTCCAGGCGAGTTCACATTTCCGGGACTAAAACTAGGACCCGGGTTCATTGCGGCGTGAGGAGTCATTGCGGCTTGAGGAGTCATTGCCGTGTTGGATAGACGTTGCCCCTGCTGGATGGCAGCAGCTTGACGAGCCCGAGCCGCAGCCATTGCCGGGTTGGGTCCGCTTTGGGCACTAGGCCGCATCTGACCTTGTGAAACGGCTTGACGAGCCCGAGCCGCAGCCATTGCCGGGTTGGGTCCGCTTTGGGCAGTAGGCCGCATCTGACCTTGTGAAACGGCTTGACGAGCTGCATCCATTGGTGCCATGGGCCCGCGTTGAGCGGGGCGGGGCGCAGGTTGTGGGCGTGAGGAACGGTTGCTGCCGAAACCACCACGTCCGCCGCTGCTACGAGTTCTTGGATTAAAAGCCATTACCGCACTCCTCTAAAAATAGTCCCACGCGTAGCAGCACCGCCGCCTCGGGCTACTGAACCCTTTTTGGCAGAGGCTTTTTTGACCATGCCGCCCTTTTTCATGCCAAAAGCGGCCTTTAATCGGTCGCTAACAGAACGTTTGTCTGTACCAGTATCGCTAGTACGAACACGCTCGCGGGCGTTTTTAATACGCTCACTCACAGATAAGCTAGTGTCGTCCTTCTTATCAGACGTTTTAATCATTTCTGGAGCCTCAGTTCTTGGACCAAGCCTACGACGTTCAGGCATATCCACAGGGTTTACGTTTTTGAGTTTGCCATCTTCACCAATCTTTTTGGGGCTTCTATCCACTGGCTTGATTATCTCTGGCGCATCGGTAAAACTGTCCATTCGAGGAGCTTCTTTAGCTTTAGGAACGTCAGGCTTTTTAGCCTTGGGCTTAGCATTGCGATCTGCATTAAGTAACTTACGCAGTGCTTCTTTGTAGCTCAAGTCTTCGTTTCCAGCTTTTTTGCGGAAAGCGTCCAACTCTTCTTTAGACACATCCGCCAGCTCTTTACCCCCACGCGCTACAGTGCCGCGATTCTTGACGGGGCCAGTGTATGTTTTACGTATAAATGCCATTGTAATACTCCTTAGACCATTTTGCAGGCGCGACCACCACGGGCCATACCATAACCCTTGACTGAACCACCGCCAGACATGCCTTTGTGCATACGCTTTTCGTGGGATTTAACGGCACGAGACGCGACTTTTTGCATGGTTGCACGAGCCATGTTCTTGCCCATTTTGGCTTCCAGTTTCTCCTCTGACGGAGATTCCTTAGCCTCATGCTTCTTCTTAGCTGCTTTGGACTTGTATTTCTCGGCACCGCCGTACTCGCCAATCATGCCACCCTTCTTCTTGCCTTCTTCCATCATGGCATCCGTGCGATATTTTGTCGCGCGTTCCTCGGCATCCTTTTCTTTTACCTTGTTGTCAGCTTCGACTTTTTCGTCAAAGGACATGTCTTTCTTGCTGGATTTCATGTTATCACCACCTGTTCCAAATTTACGGCCTTTATCGGCCTTGTTGAACTCTTTACCCACGGACTGTGGGATGCCTACTTTCTTAGCAAAAGCTGGGTTGTGCGCCACAGCCGCCATCAATTTAGCCTGTTTTTTGCTAGTTGAGGGCACTCTTCTGCTCCCGGATAAACGTATCTAACTTCGTATCTAGCCGATCAAGCCTGTCGATAACGCGGTTGATGTCTGTGTGGAGTTCGGAACGAGTCACATACTTCTCAGCATTCTCTTCGCGAGTCTTGCTAAGTAAGATACCGATGCGCTTAACTTCATCTTGGGACGTTTTAACCCACAGAAGAATTAAAGCAACGATAAGGGATAACCCTCCGTTCCACAACATCATGTCCATTTTTAGCAGTTCCACGCTCTAAGGCTCTTGTTTATACGACTGTTCGGGTCTTTGGCTGTCTTTGAACTCGTCAATTTGGACTTCATCCCAGACATTCTGGCGCAGAAGGACTTTCGCCGTGCTGCGTCTTTCTCTGTCTTTGGGCTTGGAGCGGGGGCCTTCAAACCCGGTTTCCCGGGGTTCGCCTTGTTGTAGGAGGCTCGCCCTTTGGCGTTTAGACCGCCTTTGGGGTCCTTGCCCTCTTTCCTCGTCCATGCCGCTGACTTAGCCATAGAAGACCGTCACAGACGTGACGTTCGCAGGT